AGCTAAATAACTATTAATATCTTGAACTTTAATAAATTCACATCTAACTGTAGAATCTGAATTAATATCATAAGCATCAATCTTATTAAGTATCCAGTAAGAATCTTCAAAATAATAGAACTGTCTAAGTAAATCATACTTAACATCTAAATCATCTAATCTTACAAAGCAGGTAACTTTTTTAGTATTTACATCAAATTGATCATTATAAAATTCACTTCAGAATCTACTATAAATAGTACTTCCGATATTATAAGTTATATCATCAATATAAATCTCTTGTGGTAATCCAAAATCTCAAGAAGCAGTAACATTAGAGGACGAAACGGTATACCTTGTAAATTGAGGTAATACAGTTCTCTTTATAGCAATTTTATTCCCCCTAATATCTTTCTCACTTTTAGTAGATATATAACACATTTCCTGATCATTTAATATGTTCATTTCTGTAAGATCATCTGTAATTCAATATGTTACTTCATTTCCTTTTACATCAGTTAAAGGAACATTACCGTTAAAGAATACTAGGGATTGAGAGATATCCTCTAAAGATTCCTCATTACCATCAATTGAGAAAAATACATTTTTGGCAAATATATCATTACCTGCGATTTTATATCATTCTGTGGTTTTAGAGGGATCTATAAAATTAGCTCCGTATAACTCTTGATCTATAGTCTTAAGTTCAGTAGTGCTATTATTAAATAATGTATAGGTAATATTATCATTCATAAATGCAGGAACTACAAGGGAAGAAGAATTGTAAAAATTTCTAAAATATTTATTTCTCCATCTTGCAGAAACTATATTTTCATATATATTATCACTATACAGTTCAGTTGTTTCAGAATTAAAATTATAACCAGTATTTAATCTTTGTTGACCATATAATATAGAATATTCCTTATTGTATTTTTTATAAAAATAAGTTTCTGGACCTTCAGAACTCATTCTATATCACTTCTTATCAAATAATATTGGATTTACATTGAAATCTTTAGAATAATCTATTCTCTTGCTCCAATCAGAGATTATATTCTTAAAGAAATTATTTCTAGTATATATTCTAATTGTTTTACTATCAATATCTTTTGTAAAATATAACCCAAATAGTTTTGCATAACTCAATAAGTAATCAGCAGGAGATTGTTCTGTTTTTAATAATAATTTTTTAGTTAATAATGCATTACTTTGAAGTACCTCTGTAGAAGTAGTAATTTCAATGGGAGAAGTAAGATCTACTATAAGATCTCCTTTTGGAATAGCTTGGTAATCCTCTCCTCTTTCTATTACTTCACTTAATAATCCAGTAGGGCGAACACTATTTCCAGTAGATCATACAACATTAAGTTTAATTTTAATTTTATTAATTGGAATTTTAAAATTTGTAATATTAATAACAAAATCATTAGTTAATGAAGAAGTATCATAAAATACATTATTTTGAAAATACCCAAAATGATTAACCCCATTAGCTATAGGATGTGAGTAGGTTCCTGAATTTGTAAATCTATGTATTTCAGAAGTATAAATAGTATCATCTACTTCATTAGTAATTGTTAGCCAAACATCAGCGTATCCTCTATATGCTGAATAAAAAGGAGGAGCAGAGGAGCTAAAATACCTTCTAAATCCAAAAAAATATCTATCCCCAACATTTCCTGCAGTTCGATTAAACTTTAACTTAAAATAAAAAGTTGTAGAAAGGCTTTTTCTAAATCCAGCCTCACTTAAATCAATTATTCCAGAATCGTAAACAATATCAGGTGATGCAATGGATAATTTTAAAGGACTTGATGTAGATTCTCCTTTATTTATACCTACCTGATAATTATATTTACTATCTTCTACTAAAAAGCCAGATTCTGTTACATCTTCTTCGTCACTTACTAGATTAGATAATAAAGGTAAAGCTACAAAGGATTTACTTCAATACGGATTATTTCAATTAAAAAATGAAGGATCAAATACTACATCATATCCAGAATTCTCTTTTCTACAGATAGTTTCAATTAACTTACTCAATTTTAAAGCTGGCCTTTGCATATAACTTCTAAGATCTCTCATCTCCCATTCTGTATATGCTCTATTTAATTTAGCTAATCCATACCCATTATAAGGTGTATATGTAACTCCTGAATCTGTCTTACTAGTAGGAAATATACTATTTTCATTAGTATTTATTAAACAAGTTTCATTATCAAAATCTTCATATAAACCATTATATGCTGGAATAAATGTCAAATAATCATATATTTGACTTCCTTCATTCGTTTTACTTCAGTCAAAACAAGTATTTACAAAATCTTTGTTAATATAAAAATTAAGTTCAGTATCAGCAGGAAGTGTATTCCCATCTTCATCAGTTACAAAGTATTGTAAATCAGCAAGAGTCCTAATAGTACCATCTTCTTTATATTTAAGTCCATAGAAGAAATCTCCTAATCCTCCATATAAAGTAATATTATAAGTAATAACAGCTTGTTTTATAGATATACTATTTAATTGCATATATCCAGATTCAACTAAATAGTCATTATTATAGATTCCAAAATCAACTCGTTTTGAAGGATCAAAATATACTCCAGAGAAATTACCTTCTTTTATATGGAGAAATCTATCTAACTTATAAATCTCTCCAAAAATCTTATTATTGTTTTTGTCTCCTGGAATGCTTATAGTCTTACTGAATGAATTTTTTACTATTGTTGGATTCTGAAAATCTTCTACAGTATAAGTCATTGGTAATGATATGCCTTCAGAACAATGTACTTCTTTTCCTGCAATAAATAATTTAATATTCTTTCTCATAATTATTTACGATAAGTATCTTGAGAAGTTTCTACATTAATTGTATAGTAGAACTTATTCTTACCTTGATTAGTATAAGTTTTATATTCACAATTTGTATCTGTAATTAATACTGGAGTGATAGTATTATCTTTAAGATTATGCAAATATACTTTGGTACTCTCAATTAGATTAAACATCTTAGAAGCTTGAATATCATTTAAATAACCAGTATAAAGAACCCAGCTTGAAGTTATAGTATTCAAATACTTATTTCTTGCAAACTCTTGTGATGTATTTAATACCTTACGAGTATATGTTTCAGATTTAATCTCATCATTCTTTTTAACATTACCCTCAACAAGTAATGAATCTCATCCACCTGCTGAATTAGTATAATACAACACATAATCTTTACCTGTAGTATCTATATCATATCTAATCTGTCTATCACTAATATTTCCCCCTTCTACAAATCCTACTATTAAATAGCTTCCACAAGGCCATAGTTTATTACTTAAATCTTCGGTATATGTATATCCATTAATTCCAGAATTTAAACTAATATCCATAGCAGATTGTACTCCGTCTATATAAAAGAATCTATTAATAACTCCAGTTCCAGTTGGTAGAATTCAACTTGATACTAAATACTGCCTTGGATCAACTAAACCAGTAATAGGATCACTTAACATAGTGCCTTTAGTTAGATCTCTATCTTTATAACTCCAGTCATTGAAGAAAGTAATTGGTTTTTCATTTCCACTAGATGTTATCAAAGTAAATGGTTTCAAATATTCTGGAGATATTATAGTTTTAGAAGTATTAAATATAATACCATTAGATAGATAATTCTCAGCTACATTATTTAATAGAAACTCTACTCTATCAGTTTCTGGATATTTATAAGCCTTGCCAGCATAAACCATATCTCCTGCATAATCTAAATGATATTCAATAAAATCTGAACTGATTATCTCATTCCAAACATAATCTTTCCAAATAGGAGATATATCAGATTTAACAGATTGTGTAATATTAATAGATAAATTAATAATACTTGAACTATTCTTTATAACAGATACTCCAATAGTTGCTTGTCTAGAAGATAAACCTGAATTTTCTGCAATGTTCAAACTAATAGTTGCTACACCTTGAGAATTCACAGAGAGCTTCTGACCACTAATCCAACCTACAGGAATACTAAATACAACATCATCTAAGTTATTTGAGCCTGTACCAATTATATTTAATGTAGATGCAGTTCAACTTACTTCATAATTAGTATTAGGAATCACTAAAGATGTTGCAGCTTGTTTAATTGGAACTGTAGCTTCAAGAGTATAACCTCCAGAAGTTGTTGCAGTAACCATTGCACTAAACTCCAAATTATTAGTAGTTTTATTCTCTGGAACAGTTAATACAAAATAGTTATCAACAATATCCTTTTTAATATTACTAGCTTGAGGGCAGGTAACATTAAATGAGGTAATTGTTTCTTCTGCTTTAGTTGTACTTAAATGGAATTCTTCAGTAACAAAAGCAGATGCTCCATAAGTTCCAGATGAAGGAGTTACTACTAGCTTTAAATCTTCTGGAGTATTACTTTTTTCAATTTTAAAGCCGTAACTATAACTAATAAATTTATTAGTATCATAATAAGCTCCTAATTGGATAGTTGCAGTTAAATCAGTATTTCATTGAGTATTAGCTCTTACTGTAACTTTAAACTTAATAGAGCAAGAATCTCAATCCAGAACTTCCATATTAACTAAAGCTGTAGCATTAACAACTGCTGCATCTCATTTAATAATATCTGATCTATTTAATATATACTCTACTGTATATTCTCCACCAGTATTTGGTACTTTAATGGTGCCATTAGCAGGATAATATCCAGGAGCTTTACTATGTAAATTAATTGGTAAATCTTCCTCTAATAAAGCAGTAGTAATGCCTCTAGGATAAAAATGAAATACAGTAGAAGAATCAGTAGTTATTGTTGTAGGAGATAAAAATTGTATTGTACATCCAGAAGTACTAGGCTCTTGTATAGTTACCTCTAAAGGCCCTTCTTCAGTATAATAATCTCCCCAAGCCCAATAATCATATTCTCCAGTAATTCCCCATCCAGGATTATTCCATTTAACAGGAAAACTCCTTGATGCGTTATATACTCCTAATTTACTTGGTATAAATGCCATTTTTAAAAGTTTTTAAATACATTATCAACTTGTGTTTCTAAATCTTTTGTAATTGCATCATCTAATAACATATAAGCATCTAATTCAGTTAATGATTCCTCTAATAGATGCTTGCCTTCAATTCCTCTTCTAGAAATCTTTCTTGCTATTAAATATACTAATTGATCAATAGTTGGAAGTGATCCGTTATATATACGAGGTAATACAGGTTTAGTTTGTATCCATCTTTTTATATCACTAATAGGAGGAAACTTTCCTGCATTTCTGCCATCCTCAACATACTTCCAATAATCTTGTATTTGCAAACTAACTTCATATACTTCATCTTGATCTTCAACTATATAATTAAGTGTATTACCAAGAGTTCCTGTATCATCTGAACTAGTTTGTAGTAATTTCTGCCTATATATAGAAAGTAATTGTTCTCCATATTGTTTTAAGACAGCTTCTAAATTGGGAAAATCCAAAACTTGATTTGCCATTTTTACTAAAATATATCATTCTCATATTGAGTATCTAAACACAAATAGGGAGATTTACTCCCTATTTAAGTGTCTACTTTTTACTCACTTTTAGTAGTTAAAATAAATAAAAATAGACATTTTAGTGTTTAGCTTTTCAAAGATCTATTTGTCTTTTTTCTTCTTTTCCTTTATCAAGTAAGTAGCAAATAATATTCAAGAACTCTTGAATTTGCATATCGTATACTTGATGCCAGTTTAACCTTGTTACTTCACTAACTCTGTCTATTCAACAAATCCAGTTCCATTTTTGACTAAATTCAGAGTTTGTCTCGCTTGAACTATCCTCTTCCGTAATTGATGTTTCTTTACTGGATCTTTCTCCTTTTTCATCAATTTCTTCATCTCCCGCATTGAAGAGATTAGGGTAGCTATGGTTAAGCTCTCTAATAATTTGCAAAAAAAAACCATAATGTCTGTAACAATAGTAATTGGAATTTTATCATATAATTCATCTGCCAATTCCATTACATCATAACCCTCATTATACTTCTTTCCTTTAGGAATTAAAAAGCATAAGAATATATACTTCTGATTCTTTTCATAATCTTTATAAAAGTTCTGAAAATCAATATACTGAGCAGCAGTCATATTTCTGAGATTTAATTGAACTGTATATTTATTACCATCAATATCATACTCAGTTTCTGGAACTTTGGATTTATATTTATTTACAATAAAATGAATCTTACTAAGTTCTGCAGATAATTGATCTACGGTCATATTTAATAAAGCATCCCTTGCTTCATCTGGGTTATCTGTAAGTAATGAGTAGATCTCGATACTCCTATCTAAATCTGTCATTTTTACATCACTCATAATAAATGTATTTAAAGCTTGGAATTTCTTTAAAGATACTTCTTCCCATTTAGTTGCTACATTCATACTATTTAATTTTAATATTATAATGTCCTTTGTTTGTATTTAATGAGTCATAGGCTAACATTAATGAAATTACTGTATCATCATTAAATCCAGATGGAGCATTATAACTAACATTTCCAGTTTTTGGATTATATGAAGCTTCATATAGTCTTAACTCATTTAAAAGTTTATCATCTTTTAATAATCCTATCTTTTCATTCTCCAAAGCAGCTTGAAGCTTATTAACTATATCTGCCTTACTCTTATTAGTAGTTAAGAATCGTATAATCCTGATTTTCGGATTCTTCTGAACTAACATATCATAGAAGACACTACCAATTGAGTTTTGTTCAACTTGTACAATCTTTATAAATCCTTGATACTCAGTTAGTATATTTGTTAATAAATCAACTTGCTCTGTTGGAGTTTTATCGTTAAAATACTTTATAAAGACCATTTGCCCAGATTCATTTAAAGCAGTAACACAAGTATAGTCTTTACCACTCCCAGTAGCCCAGTCTATTCCTATATAAAGACTCTGATAATCTGGTTTTTTCTCAATTATGCAATTAGCTATATTATTAAATAAACATCCATCATCATCTGCAAATTCCCCTAAATATTCGGTTCTAAATTTATTTTTTGAGGTTGTAAGTCGATACATCTCTAACTTCTCTTTATCTAAAAGCATAGATGTATCTTCTAAAGCTCAATCAAATGATTTATAGAACTTGTCATATTTCGGATCTAACCCTTTAGTAAAGCAGTCATAAAAGAAACCCTCTCGGAACCTTGGAGTACTAATAATTAATATTGGAGCAGACCACACATCAGTAGTAGGTTTAATAATTTCAAATACTTCATCTTTTAAGTAAGCAGCCTCATCTAATACAAGTAATCCACTTACAGAGAATCCTCGTAACGAATCCATTTGTTCTCCAGATCTAAATAATATAGAACTGCCATTATTAAACTCTAATTCAAGCAAAGTTTCATTCTTACGTTTAAGAATATCTGCTTCAGCTATAGCATTAACTATTTCTTTAAACACTTTTCTTGATTGCCCAAGAGTAGGTTCTACTATACAATTGACTGTTTTTGGATAGTTAATTGCAAATCGTAATAATTCATTTTCAGCTAAGAAAGATTTACCTACTTGTCGTTTAGCTTTAATTGTAAATATCCTTCCAGATCTATAAGCATCTGCCATAGCTATATGAACCTTATATTGGTACATAAATGGCCTATATCCTTTATATATCCTTGTCATTTATAATAGGATCTCCAAATTTAAATTGGCATTCATTATTTTGAATATTAACTTGAATTTCTGGTTGATTTAATCCAAACATAGAATTTATTGTTTTAATAACCTCAGTAGCAGATCTTACATCATTTTTACTAATAGCAATATCCAATAATGTTTCCAATCTTGTTAATTGTATATGTCTTAAATTCTTTATAAGATTATCATTTTATAAGCTTCCCTAATATATTTAGCAGCAGTAGTTTGCCCAACTCCATATTTAGTTTGAAGTTCCTCACTTACTTTATTTCTGGACCACCCTTTATTAAATAATCTTGCTGCATAAAGATATTTAGTTTTTTGTTCGTCTATTTGATCCTCTTTTACTTCTTCCTTTTTCGGTCTCCCTATTTTCTTCGGCAGTTCCTGATTCTTTACTTTCATTTTCCTTTAGTTTTTCTTGATATTCAAAATAGATTGGGGCAATCCTCTTTATAAGATTAAGTATACAAGTAGCACAAGCTACGCTCATTCTATATTCTTGTTCAATTAAATATTCATAAATCTCTTTAAGCTTAATTACATCCTGCTTTTGTACATTTCTGCAATAATTAGACTTAGTTGCAGTTACAAATCTATCTTCAAATCCTCTTAAATATTTAAACTGCTCTTCTGTTAATTGTTTCATAATTAGCGCTTTTTAGTATAAGTAAATATAGAAATTAACTTTCCATTCTTGTAGTGATAAATAACTTCTGTTTCCATAAAATATAATTTTTAATTAATAAGTTTGTATATAACATCTATCAGCTTAGTAGATGCATCTTTTAATAATATCATAATATCTTTAATAATTGGAGTCATAAATGCTAATAGTGCAATATATCCAACCATTAAAATTGAAAATTGACTTGTAATAAGAATATATATTAATCCAATTCACCAAGTCATACATAAACTGCAATCTAAAGGTTTTAGTCTTCAATCTTCTTTATAAGGTATACCTTTAAATAGTCTTTTTCAAATACTGTGTTTAAAACTATCCAAAGCCCCAGATAAATCAATTATAAAGACTATTATTACTGCTATTATAAATAATTCTAACATAATCTCTCTCTTATTTGTTTAATAAATCTTTGAATTGTAGTATGACTAATTCCTAATATTCTTCCCACTTCTCTATAACTGTGATATTCAGCATATAATATGATTACTGTCTTATCTGCCTTATTAAGCTCAAGTCATTTTGGATATATACTTAATAGTCTATCATCCATATTTGTAAACATACTATAGTCTATTTCATACTCAGTAAGTAAATCGTCAATATTAATCTTCCGTTTCATTTAATCAATCCTCCAATTCGTCATTTTGTTGTTCAAGTGGTTCTTTAACAATCTCATAATATTTCTTATAGGTATAGTAATATCTACTTGTTTTACTAAACCAATAATTCTTAAATAATCTTGTAATCCAAAATTTCAATTCATTTTTGCTATCAAGCTGATTTAATTTTGGATTTGAATACTCTAGTATTTCTACAAAAATCATTTGAACACAGTCATCATCTGCACCAAATTTTTGCTTAAGTTCCATAATAAATGGATAGTACTTTTCTACAATTTCGTTATTACTCATATGTTCACATATATCCTCCTGCTGTTTTTCGCTGCCCTTTAAGAACCTTTACAATATTTCTAGATTGTATATTTAGTTCTCTCTCAGCATCTATTGCTGAATCCCATCTTTTAATAACTATTCCATTTAGTAATTGCAGTATTGGTTTCTTATGACTATATCCAGCTCGCAGATTATGAGTTCCATAATTATTATTATAATTATAAGTACACCATTCTAAATTACTTACATTATTATTTGATTTATTTTCATCCTTATGATTTATACAAGGATAGTTATTCGGATTAGATATAAAAGTTTCAGCTACTAATCTATGTATATAACACTTCTTTTTCAAATTTTTATTATATAATGTTACTGTAAAGTACCCATTAGTTTTTACTTGAGGTTTTAACCTCTTTGGAACTGATGCTCTTAAACTTCATATTGAGCCATCAGTTCCAATTTGGTAGTTTTCAAAATTAAGTATTCTTTTATAGGCTATCATTTGCTATATAATTACTAAATTCTGTATTTACATCTATCTTAATGGCTTTCTTTAAAGACAACTCTGTTTTTAATGAATAGCCATAAGTTCCTCCAAAATCTGTTGTAGAACAACCATATTTCATAGAATCCTTTATAAAGGCTTGTTTTATATCTTTAAATATATATATTCCATCATCAAATATTATTACTAATATAGAATTATTTCTTGATAGCATATCAAATTTATCCCTATTAATAATAGTGGTTGGATATTTATTAGAATTAAATCTTCTCCTTTTAACTTCAATTATATAATCAATTCCATTCCAATTAAATGTTCCATCATATCTGGAGTAATCGTCTTTACATCATTCTATGTCTATATTAAATTTCTCTTTAAATAGATTCTTTGTAAAGACTAAGCTTCTTATATCTGTTTTCATTATTTTATATTATTAATTTTAAGTGTTAAATCACAATATTCTTCATATAAATTAGATACTTCTTCACTTGCTGGATTAATCCACATTACTGAATCTAATTTATGTTTTAATTCTGCTCTTTCTAATCTTAATTCAAATGTTTTAGTTTGATACTCGTTATAAGCTTTATATCCTCTAATTCCAGCTATACACATTAAAACTAAAAGTATAATAACTGCATATTTAAATATATTTTTCATATTCTATATTATTAAATAATTACACCTACTCCATAAAAGGTCTTATCTTCATTCTTATATGAAACTCCAGCTAACTTTTCCATAAATAATACAGCAGTTTCCAATCCTTCTTTTTCAATTAAACTAGCTATTTCCTTTTCAATTTCTGGAGTTAAGTTTATTGATTCAATTAAATCATTAAGTCTTTTTATATAATTCATAATTAAAAATTTTAGTTAAACCTGTTTTATTGATATTACAAATATACAACAAAAAAATCAAATCTCCAAATTTTTTGGCAACTTTTTCTCATAATTTTTTATTAAAATTATTTGGAAATTTAAAAATAATGTTATATCTTTGTATTATCAAAATAAGAAAAATGAAAATTTATTAAAAATAATTGCTAAATTATTTGGATTTTAAATAAAAATGTTGTATATTTGTACTATCAAAATAGATTATTATAATTAAAATTTTAAAGACTATGAAAAATTCGATTAAAAACAATGGAACAATTATTATTGAAGATAATACAATTAAGAGCACTATGGAGAATTCAATTCCTTGTTCTGATGAACAATTTGCTAACTTATTAGCTAACTCTCCTACAATTGCAGCTTATTTTAGTAAAAATAAGTAATTCTACTACTTCTAGGCAGGTGAAAATCCTGCCACTTTTTAACATTAAGGTGTCAAATTTTTACTCACTTGATGTGTATAGATAAAATAAAAATAGACAATTAATAACCAAAATTATTACAACTATGAAAACATATTTAAATGAAATTATTAATGAGTTGCCAACTAACTGTTTATTTGATAAAGGAAAAGTTGGATGTGGAGGAACTTCAATGGCAATTGAATGCAATAAGCCTTATGTTATTTGTGTTCCATTTACTAGCTTAGTTGAAAATAAACTTCAACAATATCCAAATGAAAGACGTACTGAGAAGATATTTGGAGTTTATGCTGGTGTTACTATTAAAGAGATTAAAGATTATGTAGATAGTGTTAAATGCCCTAAAATCATTGTTACCTATGATTCTCTTTATAAAGTTATTTCTGCAATTAATCCTAAAGAGTTTAGCATTTTAATTGATGAATATCATATTCTCTTTAATCAGTATAGCTTTAGAAGCTCTGCTATTCAATCAGTGCTTAAATATTATAAATTATTTGGTAATTTTACATTTATGACCGCAACACCTTTAGAGGAAGAGTTTGTATTAGATGAATTAAAAGATTTAGAATTAGTAAAGCAGGAATGGGATGATGTTATAGATGTAAAAGTGCAAACTGTTAAATGTGATAATGTAGAAGCTTCTACTATTAAACTTATAAATGGATTTTTAAACGGACAGGTTGAAGGTAACGCCTACATATTCGTTAATTCAGTAGACTTTATAAAGAACCTTATTAAGAAAGCCAAATTAACATCTAATAATACCAGAGTTATATATTCCAAAAACAATAAAACTAAACTGTCAATTCCTAATTCAACAGTCTTAGATGAACCTAAGAAAATAAACTTATTAACTTCAACTGTATTTGAAGGTTCAGATATTTATGATGAAAATGGAAGGATAATAATTATATCTGATCCAAGTAAAGCTAATACATTACTTGATATATCAACTTCTATACAGCAGATTGCTGGTAGAATTAGAAATAGTAAATATATTAATTGGATAACTCACATTTATTCTACAACAAGATATGCTGATATATCTTATGAAGAATTTAAAAAGCTTAATATCCAGAATATTGAAGAAACTAAAATTGCTGTAGAAGCATACAATAAACTTCCAGAGATAGCTAAAAAGAAACTTAGAGAATTTACTTCTGATGCATACATTAAATTAAATTGGGATGATGTATTTGAATTTGACCCTAATATGGCTAAAATTGATTTATTTAATTTTAAAGTATCTAGGGGACTGTATTCTGCTAGAGCTAATCTTTCTAAGGAATATATTAATAAAGGATTTAATAAAGTGGTAGAACAATATGATAATTCTATAAAAATAGATCTAAATACTAAAACAAAAGCATTTAAAGATATAATTAAAGAAGTAAGAGAGGAATATGAAACCTTATATAAGGTAAACACCCCAAAATTAGATGATGCTCTTATTAAATACCCTTGGTTAATGGATGCTATTACTAAACTTGGATTCAATAAAATGGCCACTCTAAAATACTGTATTACTAAAATAAAAGATGAACTTATTAAAACTTCAGATAAATCTGTAGATAATAAAGTAGCAAATAAACTTAATAAAGATATAACTTTAGGTATGTGGTATTCTAATACTGATATTAAAAAGATACTACAAAAAGCTTATGATTTAGTTAATAAAACTAATGCTAAAGCTACTGATATTACAAAATATTATGAAGTTAAGGTAACTAAAAAATCAGTGAATGGAAACAGATCTTATGGATATACTATTATAGGTAAAAAGTATGTCTTTAAAAATTAGTATGTCTATTTTTATTTTTATCTATATACATTAGTTGAGTAAAAAATAGACATTTATTAAAATATTTTAATTATGGAAAATGATATTAAAGAAACAATTAAACAAACAGAAGAGTATATTAAAGAGTTAGATAGATGAATGCTCGAATGTAAAGAGGCTACTAAAAGATTTGGTGATATTATAGACAAAGTATTAAAAAATAAAGATTATATGTTTATTTCTAAATTTGATTAATTATGGATGATCATTTATTTAAAAAGCTTGAAGAACTAGAATACAGAATAGTTCAACTAGAAAACCAGAATAGAGGTTTAGTTTGGGAAGAAGTAGAAGAAATGCCAAAACCAGAAATTACTAATGCAACATATACTGATTAATATGAAATACCAAACCTATAAAGTATGTATAAATGGAGTGTATTATGTATATGTAATACCAGAAAATAGTAAGTTTTTAGTAGACTTACAAACAGGAGATTTAATACCTAAAGAAGATGATAAATTATTTGAAATAATGGAATAAATGAAAATAGGAGGGTTTATACCCTCCTATTTCTGTTTAAATCTTTGATAATTACTAACCGATGAATGAATAGCTTTATGACAAACTGAACACATCAGTTACAAGTTTGGCAGTGGTAGTTATCCCGCAATAATATTTGCTCTCTAATGGCCTTAAAATCCTTTGATCTTATATATCTTTGGTACTTTAAATATTCTTCACTTCTTACTTTCTTCTTTGTCTTATGAAGCAGTTTACTTGATTTGGAGTCCATAATTATATAATTGTAAATTTCTGTCTTCTCTGCAAACCCTCTTTATTCTTCAGTCCTAAATGAATTCAACTAGCTATTCCATTTCTAGGTTTCTCATAAATAAGTTGATCAAAATCATACTTTTCAATAGCTTCAGTAATCCAAACCTGAAATTCTTTCATTTGGCCGTTACTTGGAATTATATCTGCTGCATATCCTGTTAGATGGGCAGATGTCAAAGATCCTCCTACAGCTTTATTAAGCTCATTACATCTATAACCTGAATTCACACTTATTGCTGGATTCCCCAACCGATTAACATCACAATACTCTGCCCAATCACTTCTTAATGGGTCTAAAAGTTTCTCGACTAACTCTATAAGGTGTTCAGTAATCTCTTTATTTGGAGTATTATCTATCTTCTTAATAGAAGCTGTATCAGATCTTGTTAATTCACTAATAGTAAAATATTTCATTATTTAATAATATCTTTAAGCATAGTATAACGGTAAAATAAATGACATCCTGCACCAAGTGCTATGAGTGCTAATGTAATACAAAATGGAATTACTTTTACCATTAAAAATACTAAGATTATAATTACTATTGCTATTAAATATTTCATCCAATATTTCATAACTTATTTACTTAAAATTATACTTACTTTAATTCCTGCATCTCTTAGTTTTACTCAAGTATCAACTGGCATCTCATTATCACAATAAGATAATCCTAAAATTCCAATATCTCTATCTTCTGATTTTAAATAGAATATTGCTATCTTATTAACCTCATTAGATTTAAATGCATAATACATTCTTCTATCTAATTCCTTTATATCTTCAACATCTCCAAATCATCCTCCTTTTTTAGATGTTTCCAATATAAATAAATAATCAGATAATAGGAAGTCTTTATAGTGACTTGAAACTGGAGCAACTCCAGGTTCTGTTTCTTCACTATTCATAATTCCATAAGTGAATGGTAATCCTCCTAATCCTGAAGTGCCATTATGATACTCAATAACTCAAGCTCTATCTGCATTCGTATCATTTAAAAGGTCTTTAAGGATATATCTAACCTTAAGATCCGCTTCTTGTCGTATTACTTGATTAGTATTATGAACTGTTTCTATATAACTTACAACTTTATCATATATTATTCCTGGATTAGTACTTATAATTATTACATAAGAAATAAATATAAATCCAAATCCACCTTTAATTATTTTCCACAGTCCATATTTATCTACTCATTCTAATACCTTTCCAAACCAGTTTAATTTATTTTCCATTACATATTATACTTAAAGGTATATCCTTTAGTTTGTTTTTGTCTTCCACTTAAAACGGAAGATATTAAAGAAGAAGTTATATTTAACTCTCTTGCTGCTGATCTTATACTTTTATAAGATTTTATAAATCTTCCATCTAAAGTATATTGACTAATAGCTTTAGTTCCATAGTTTTGATTTTTCTTGCGTATTAATTCCTTAGTTTCTTCAGAATGATGCTTTCCATAAAATGGATTTTTATTTCCTGTTCTAGTTTTAGCAAATTCAGAAATAATAACTTTAGTTTCATTAGAAACTATCGGATGATTACTTGTGTCAGTTCTATTATAACCAAATCTTAAATCTGTAGTATTATAATAGCTAAAGAAGTATTTTTCAAGATATTTCATTTCCGATTCACTATTTACATAATAAATAGTGTGTTTAATATTGTTTCAACCGTACTTTTTAATTGGTCTGTAAACAAATTGATCTTTATATCCTTCTCCACCTCTTCATCTACTATTTACTGATTGAGTAGTCAATCCAACATATCTTTTACCATTTGGAAAAGTATGAATATAAACTACATACTGTCTTGACATAAGCCTAATGTGTTGTCAACTTGGAAATCAGCTCTAACAAACACTCCGCAGGTAATATCTTTGAACTTTTGATAGAATGGAGTATAAATTAAAGGATAAGCTATTTCAACTTCTGGATATAGGTTATTAAAACGATTAATTATATTTTGCAGTGCGAGCATACCTGCTGACTGTTCCTCCAATTGGTTGTTATCAGTCTCATCCCATCTTGATACGAAGTATAGGTTTAAAGAGTAAGTAATAGTATCTTCATCTACACTAAAAGTATTAGGTGTTATATAGAACACATTATACTCAATAGTTGGTAAGCTATTTAACTCATAAATATCTTTACTTCCTACAAAATTGATGTTTGGCTCTTCTAATGCACAAGCTTTTAAATTGCTAATTATCTCATAGTAGGTCATAATTACTTACTCTTTTTATTATTACTTGAAGGGAAATCATAAGCTCTTTGAAGAGGTCCCTCTCCAGGTTTAATGCTCCATCCTTTACCTCTTGCTCCACCAAGCCAAATATTGCAAGATGAGCTAGAGTAAAGATTGGGAAACATATCCTTTAATGGCTTATATGTATAAAGCTCAGGGAATTCGTTATAATATGTAATTATAAAGTCCTGTAAACGAGTCTTAAAGAAATCCGCCTTATCTCTATAATACTTCTTAATTTGATTTACTTGACTTGCTTCAGCAGCAATATCTTTCTCATCATCAGTTCTCATAACTCCAAAATTACCAAGCTTATAAGATATAGGAATTACTATCTCGCTAAGTACTTGATAAAGTAAATAAGGCTGAACATAATAGTCTAATAGCTCTTTATATCTGTAGTTATCAGAATCATCAATAGAATCACTTGGAAGTGGCTCAGGAGGTTCTATTGGATGAACTGGAGTATGAGGATCAATCCAATTAATACATTTCTTTTGTAATGCTTCCAATAGCTTAGTACCAATAGTTGACTGAAGCTCTACATCTTGAGCACTTGTGATGGCTGCTTGTAAATATTTACCCGATATATTGTTATCTAATGTAGAATTTGACTTTATATAGTCTTCTGAAATAAGCAGTACATTTCTATAGTTAAGTTGTTCCATCATAAATAAATTTATTGTTTTTATAAGGTCTATTTTCTTTTAAAGCTAAATATAATCCAGAACGTTCTCCATTAACTGATTTAACAGCTTCTTTCATTGAATTATATCTTGCAATAAAATTCCCATTCATATCAAATCTTAATATAGGCTTAACTCTAGTAATTCGTCCTTTGGAAGCATTTCCAATTTTAATAAGTGTTTCCAAAGTATAGATTCCTTTCTTTCCTTTATTCCAGGGTGTTTTACCTTTTTTAGAATTTGACATTTTTGTTCTACTCTCATTAGAAAAAGAATACCCGTATGTACCTTCTCCTCCTGATGTTATATTGTAACCATTTTCAGGAGTATTTGTTTTATATTTATGTATCAATATCCTTTCTAATGTCTTAGCACAAGCTTCTGGTAAATTATCTTTAATTATGATATGTTCAAATCCATCTCAGCTATATTTTTGTATCGCTTTATAAAAGTAAGCTTGAGTAGAGTATCCATATCCATTTTTTCACCTAGCTTGCACACTTTGTCCAGTAATGCCAAAATATAGCTTATTGTTATACTTATTTATATGGCAATAAACAGTATAATTATTCAACATTTTGTTTGCTATCTTCTTGTCCATTTGGAGTTAAGCTAAAAGGAGTTATAGTTATTGAACCTTTCATTCCAAATATCTTATCAAATGTATCTACTATTTCGACCTGAATTGGTCTAACTACTGTACGATTATAAAGTTTAAAAGCTTCATTAAATTCTTGTTCGTTGAATCCACTTGA